CCGTTGTATTGGGACCTGCACGTCTTTCACGTGGTAATAATATTACCAAGTCAAATGACAACCCTCTCTTTAGGAGCGTATGATGAGCTATATTCGCACACGTTATAAGGCAGTTGACTCTAATAAAGGGTCAGCCGTCTTTAATACTGGTGTTCCTATAGCGGGGAATGGAGGCCAAATACGCCTCGGCAGCTATTATATAGAAGATACCGTTCGGAAAGTTTCCGAAGGGGATGGACTATATATGTCTCTTGAACATTACGAACAAGAGGGCGGTCGCCTTAATGGTAATAGTCCTTCCGCGAAGTTTGTTAACTTCTATGGAACGGTCTACGACCAATGGGCCAATTTCCCACATCATTCTATTCCTGATGTGCCGACTGATGCTCAAGTTGCACTTAATGCAGCAGCGAGATCTAATCCCTCGAAACCTCATGTCGATGTTCCGAGTGAAGTAGGTCAGTCAGCAGATTTGATTACCTTGCTTAGGCTTAAGGGTAGAAATATCATTAAGCATGCTGGTAATCTTTATCTGGCAAAGTCGTTTGCACTCGATCCAATCTTTCGATTGGTGAAAGATTCTCATAAGTTTGTGGATCAATTCCACAGGCGAATGAAGGTCCTTCAACGGATGCAAGCTAAAGGCCACTACAGGAAAACCACGAAACATGGCCCACCCGGTTCTAAGGATGGTGTGTATTCGAAGTCTGGAACCTACAGTAAAGTAGTCCAGTCACAAGGAGTCTTCGTTACGAATGACTTCTTTGCGAATACACTTCTAAAGGTTAGAGCTACTTCCACGTGGTTTCCCACTGGAAACTTTAACTCTTTAGATGCCAAGTCTCTCCGTCTACTAAACCATAGGATTCTCTCCGGTATGAAAAACGGAGGTGTCTCCCCGATAGATTTACATCTTATCTGGGAGCTTATCCCATGGTCGTGGCTAATTGACTGGTTTACTGGTATGGGCCAATTTATTGAGCTCTCCAATAATACCGTCAATTTTGTTTGCGGTGGCGTTTCCGTCATCCGCGAAACGGATACGACTTACGAATGCAATGGAAAGACGGTTGCAGGGGTTCGAGTTGAGCCCGTGCGTATCGTCCGACACAATTACATTCGTAGGCCGACTGTGGTAGCTCCTTATGCCGCGCTGCCCATTTTAACACCTGGACAGCTCGGTATTCTCGCATCACTCAAAGCAGTACGACTGTTATGAGTATTTACAGTCTTACAGCAATGGTGCTGTGAGAATCACGGAGTAGATTACATGTTCGCAGATCCGTTTACCGTCACCGTGAATGGTGTGGCAAAGAATCTCATCAGGATCAACCAGGATCGGTACTCTTCTGAGTACGTTCTCAAGGGAGCTCTTGATGAATACCGTATGACGATTCGGAATTCTCCGAATCAGACGGATAAGAAACGCGGTGTGACGTTTGATCGTCACAATGTGGAACTTATCCATACTGTCTATGCGGTTGCGCCGGCGACGAGGTCCTACATTCGTAAGGCCTATTTTGTATTCCTTAACGAACAGGGTGATACCCTGGTCGATCCGCAATACATTACGTCTGCCTTGTTTGCGGCATTCACTGCTGCAAATATCACTAAACTCGAAAACCTAGAGAGCTAAGGAGCTCTAGAGGGTCGGTTAAGCAATCTGCGGCTTGGATAGTTTGCGTATCCCTTCAATAAGGAAACCCAACTATGAAAAGCCAAGTGAATGCTCTACTCCATGTCCTGCAAGGACTCCGTAAGGATATCCTAGCAGCGTACCCGGCATTAAAGGGTTTGGATTTCGACTTTGAAAGACTAGCCCTTTATTGTCAAACACGTGGTCTAACATTGTTCACGTTAGACCTGCCTAATCTCGATTCCCTACTATTACAGGGATTGGAGACAGGTCGTCTTGTCTGCGATGGGCCTCTATCGAAAGAGGTTTCAAAGCAGGTCAAGGTGCCGAGATTATTCTCGGGACTTTGGCTACGAGTGTTTGATAAGAATGCCAGTCTAAGGCAAGGAGCAGATGTCACTGCTGTATTCTTCCTGAGGCAGCTTTGCTGTCTTGGTAAAAGAATACAGGTAGATTGTTCACCAGATCGCATTCAAGCGACATTGGAGAACTATCATGGCATCGAACGAAGACTCCGGTTCCCCTCTCTCGAGTGGGGAGCCGATATCCTCGTCTTCGACAAGAGCAATTGTCAGCAATCTCTTGCTGACTGCTCTTTCGACTCTTTTGCCCAAAGTCCTATCGGTGGTGGTAAAGCAAATCGAAAAGATTGCAAAACCAAAACGGAAAAAGACCAATGGCAAGAAGAGTTCGAATGTCGAAGCCTCCTGAATAAGGTCCAGCAGGTTGCTGACCTTATTATTGGCGCTTTCATGCCATTTAACTCTGTCGTCCAATCGGACGTCTTGGAGTCTTATGGATTTGGCACCAGCTTTAGACATGGTCCTGGAGCTGTTTCAGACCGAGTTAACAAGTCGGAACGTTCTGACTTTATCTCTTGGCCTGATAAGCTTCAGCATATGTTCCCTTTTGAACAAGTGGGTAAAACCGCTGGTTCAGGAAAGGTGCGACCGATTAATCATGAGGTCGCTTCCAGACTAATTTGTGTGCCAAAGACCGCTAAAGGTCCAAGGCTCATCGCTGCCGAGCCGACATCACATATGTGGTGTCAGCAGAGTATGCGCTGGTTTTTGAATTTCCAGTTGGAACGTCTTTTTGAGACATCCTTCATAGATTTTCATGACCAGAACAAATCTGGGAACATGGTGCTGTCTGCTTCCAAGAAGGGGGATCTAGCAACTGTCGATTTGTCAGATGCTAGTGACCGCCTTTCGTGTTGGGTTGTAGAACGCATATTTCGGAAGTCTCCTTCCGTCTTATGTGGTCTACATTCAGCACGGACGAGGTATCTTAGAGATGACGTTTCTAAGATTCCGAACTTTCTTCGTTTAAGAAAGTTTGCCTCGCAAGGAACAGCTGTAACGTTTCCTGTTCAGAGTATTGTCTTCTTGTGCATTGCCCTCGGTGCTTGCATCGAAGGTAATGTCACTTGGGACAGTATCCTCAGGTTACGTGACCAGGTACGTGTTTTTGGGGATGATATTATTATCCCCAAACACGGGTACGAGCGACTAGTGCTTATCATGCACAAACTGGAGTTAAAGGTAAACATGGCTAAAAGCTATGTGAACGGAAACTTCAGAGAGTCATGCGGAACTGACGGATTCATGGGTTACAATGTAACCCCCGTTAAGCCGAAAACATTAGTTGCTGACAGCCCGGCATCATGCCAGGCTGTAGTAGACACGATCAACAACCTCTTTAATAAAGGGTTATGGCATGCCTCATACAGCCTTGAATCCCTCCTTCCTGCACGTGTTAAACGTGGAATCAGGATCGTGGGACAGCGTGATACTGGGTTCGCCGGTCTCACCTCTTTCAGTGGATGCGATGAATCTCATCTTATCACAAGATGGAATAATCGCCTTCATCGGAACGAGGTTAGAGTTTGGACATTATCTGTCAAGACTCGTTCAAGAGACAGGCAAGGGTTCTCGGCAATGTTGGACTTCGTGTCCAACATACACGATCCTAGGAATCCTAGGATTGTGTCAGCTGACCGAGAGACCTGGAAAACGAGAGATCGTTTTCTATGGGAGCCCGCTAACTCTGATGCTCTCACTACTTCTGAAATGGAGAAAAGAAGGAAACATTTCTCAGTCTAAGTCCATAAGGGCTCAGATGCGAGGACAAGGTTATGTTGTTTTCTCAAACAACAACGCCAATGGTTTCCTTCTCCCTTCAGATCGGATGATAGTGTTTTCTGAGTATCAGGAGGCACTATCTTATCTAAACGACGAAACCCTCAATAAGGATCTCAACGATGGATAAGAAAGTGGAAAAAGCCATTCGTCGCAATGTCGTGCGTGTAAAAGAACGCGCCGATTTTGTCTATAGGAAGGCTAACATTAAGCATTACGGTTACTACGGATATGAACCCAAAGGTAACAAGCTTATCCGAGGATTCGGATTTGCTGGTTGTCAATGGCGACATGTTCATAGCTACGAAATGCGAAAGCCTCTCCTGAAGCTTGCCGATGCCTTAATGGCATCAAGCAAGCGACGGATGAAACTGATCCCTAGCGCCA